TTATCCGCCAACCAAACGAACTGGAACAGCGGCCACAAAGCCTACATCGGCGCGGATGCCGACAACGCCCACATCGTCTTCGGCGACGACACCCTCCGCCTGCACGGCGCAAACAACCGCATTTCCTACAACAACCACGACATCTTCCACAAAGCCAACAAACCGCGTTTTGCCGAAGACATCGAAGGCAAACCGAACACACTGTCCGGATACGGCATCGGCAATTTCAAAGTCGAAACATTCCGGGGCGATTTGAACACCCTCAAAACAGACGGCATCTATTCCCTGCCGACGGCGGTCGGCAGCTCCAACCTGCCCGTTGAAAACACCGCCTGCCATATCCAAGTCATCGCCGGAACGAAACATGGCTGGTGCAGGCAGTTGGGTTATCCCGCCTACACGTCCGACGTGTACGAACGCCACCAGGTAAGCAGCGCAAACGACAACTGGTCCGCGTGGAAAAAACTCAATTCGGACGGCATCCCCGTCGGCGCGATCGTATCCTTTCCCAAAGCCGTCCGAAATCCCGCAGGCTATCTCAAAGCCAACGGCGCGACCTTTGCACAAAACACCTTCCCCGACCTCTACCGCGCCTTGGGCAACAGCAACCGCCTGCCCGATTTAAGCCGTACCGACATCGGCATCACCGCGTGGTTTCCGTCCGACCAAATCCCGACCGGCTGGCTGGCGTTTGACGACATCCGAGAGCGCGTAACCGAAACCGCTTATCCCGAGCTGTACCGTCTGCTGACCGGAAAATACGGCAGCATCCAAAACGTCCCGCAGGCGGAAGACCGCTTTATCCGCAACGCGGGCAACGGCTTGGCAGTCGGAACGAAGCAGGAAGACGAAATCAAACGGCACGTCCACAAAGTAATTTTCACACTGGACAAACCACACAGACGCGGCAGCCCTCGGTTACGAAGACCGCAACGAAAGGCAGAGAAGCGCGCTCGTATCGACTTGGACGGACGAAAATTTAAACGACAACGGCTTTTTAACCCCGCGCTCGGACAGCAAAATGGCGACAGGCGGCGACGAAAACCGCCCCAAAGCCCTGGTTTTAAAACTGTGCATCAAAGCCGCCGACACCTTGGGCGAAGCCGTGTTCTGGATAAAGTCCCACGGCGAAACCGTCAACGCCGGCGCGCTGGACGCGGGCACGCTGGCACAAGGTTTGCTAGACAAAGCCGACCGCGACCACACCCACACCGCCGCCCAAATCCAAGGGCTGGACGAAAAAATCAGCACCGCCGTTGCCGCGCAATTCACACGCCAAACCATCGGCGGCGTGGATATTGTCAGATTCCCCGACGGCACAATGATACAGACCGGCAGTTACAGGTTCACACGAAGCGGCAGCCCCATAGAAAACGAAGTCGTCTTCCCCGTCGCCTTTGCCGACGGCAACGTCAAATGCTTCGTATCCGAACGCCATTCGGGACGCGTCATCGGCGATCGAAGGCAACACAACTGGCTGTTTATCCGCGCCAGAAACCACGCCGCCGCCATTATCACCAACTGGTACGAAGGCAGTTGCGACTGGATGGCCATCGGCAAAGCCGCCTCGGGAAACGCCGCCAGCTCCCTGATAGTCCCCGAAATACCTGAAACCAACGAAGAACCGCAAAGAGAGAGTGGAAGAACATCAACCGGACTCCGAAACCGCCGCCGCCGAGACGGCTTGCTCGAGGCACTGCAAGACTAGCGGGCTGTAGAGATGGCTGTAGAGATGGCTGTAGAGACGGGTTGTAGAGACGGGTTGTAGAGACGGGTTGTAGAGACGGGTTGTAGAGACGGGTTGTAGAGACGGGTTGTAGAGATGGGTTGTAGAGATGGGCAGTAGAGATGGGCTGTAGAGATGGGCAGTAGAGATGGGCTGTAGAGATGGGCTGTAGAGATGGGCTTCAGCCCGCCAATCCAAGCAATCCGACCGAAACCGGCCGCGCCGCCAATCCCCCGAAACCTATGCCCCGCCAATCCTGCCACTCTTCGTCATTCCCGCCGCTTTCGTCACTCCCGCGAAAGCGGGAATCCAGCCCCCAAACGCGGCAGGAATCTATCGGAAAAAACAGAAACCCCCGCCACCGTCATTCCCGCGCAGGCGGGAATCCAGACCCCAAACGCGGCAGGAATCTATCGGAAACGGCTGAAACCGAACGGACTGGATTCCCGCCTGCGCGGGAATGACGGCGGCAGGGGTTTCGGGATTCCCGCCTTCGCGGGAATGACGGAAAGTGGCGGGAATAACGAAAGGCGGGAATGACCGCGCAAAAAGCCGCTGCCCCCTTCGGACGGCACCGGCAACAAAAAACCGCACGGCCGAAACCGCGCGGGAAAGGCTAGTCGGGCGCGCCCGATAAGCAGCGGCCGCAGGGTTAAGCCCTTGCACCTGTTTGCATCGAAGACAAAGGCGGTTCGGGAAATAAGGGGGCAATATCAAAAGTTTTGCGTTGCCTGATTTGCCACAAATCATAACCGGCCTGCATATTCAGCCAAAAATCAGGCGAAGTATTGAGCAGTTGGCTTAAACGAACCGCCATCTCGGGCGTAATCGAAGATTGGGCGTTGACAATGCGCGATAAGGCAACCCGGCTGACACCCAGGCGTTTCGCTATATCGGTAATGCTTGCACCGTTAATATACTCTTTTAAAACAAGGCCCGGGTGGGCAGGATTGTGCATTTTCATATTATTCCTAGTGATAATCCTGATAATCGACAACTTCGGCATTGCCGTCGTTGAAACGGAAAGTCAAACGCCAATTTCCGTTGACTTTAACCGCCCAATGTCCCGACAAACTGCCCTTGAGGGGATGAAGATTCCAACTCGGCACAGCCATATCCGAAGGCGTTTGCGCGGCATTCAGCGCGGTCAGAAGCAGATTCAGTTTGACGGAATGCCCGGCTTGGATGCCCGATAGCGAGCCTGTTTTAAAAAAGCGTTCAAGCCCTTTGTGTTTGAAAGAAACAATCATCATCCCACCCCGTCTGTATTGCCAAAGGATACAAAACTTTTATTTAATTGTAAAGCGACGATATACAAAAAAGGAAACCCCGAAATGACCATCTATTTCAAAAACGGCTTTTACGACGACACATTGGGCGGCGTTCCCGAAGGCGCGGTTGCCGTCCGCGCCGAAGAATACGCCGCCCTTTTGGCAGGACAGGTGCAGGGCGGGCAGATTGCCGCAGATTCCGACGGCCGCCCCGTTTTAACCCCGCCGCGCCCGTCCGAATACCACGAATGGGACGGCAAGAAATGGGAAATCGGCGAAGCCGCTGCCGCCGCCCGTTTCGCCGAACAAAAAACCGCCACGGCATTCCGCCTCGCGGCAAAGGCGGACGAACTCAAAAACAGCCTCTTGGCGGGCTATCCCCAAGTGGAAATCGACAGCTTTTACAGGCAGGAAAAAGAAGCCCTCGCGCGGCAGGCGGACAACAACGCCCCGACCCCGATGCTGGCGCAAATCGCCGCCGCAAGGGGCGTGGAATTGGACGTTTTGATTGAAAAAGTTGTCGAAAAATCCGCCCGCCTGGCCGTTGCCGCCGGCGCGATTATCGGAAAGCGGCAGCAGCTCGAAGACAAATTGAACACCATCGAAACCGCGCCAGGATTGGACGCGCTGGAAAAGGAAATCGAAGAATGGACGCTAAACATCGGCTGAAAAAATACGTTTACCACCTGTTGGTAGCCATCGACCAACTGTTCAACGCCCTAACCGGCGGCGCGGCGGACGAAACCCTCTCAAGCCGCACCTATCGCGGCGCGCGGCTCGCCCAAAAGCCCAAAACCCGCTGGAAGGTTTTATACACCCTGATCAACGGCGTATTTTTCGACCGCCAACACTGCCGGCAGGCGTATATCAGCGAACTGAAAGGCAGGCAGCACGACGCGCGGTTCAACCAAAGCCGCGCCGCCGGGGAAAGGGATACGCAATGAACCCTTATCAGTTCTACCAAAACCATATTGACGAATGGGAACGCGTCCGTCGCCTTGCGTCAGACACCGCCGCCCTAGCCGTTTTCAACCGCACGGAAAAAGAAATCGCCAACTACCGCGAAATGCAAAAACGCTACACGCCTGAAAACCCCAGTCAGAAATAAAAGCCCTTGCCCGTCCGCCCCCGCCTTTTGACAATAACCCCAAACAGCAAAGGAAAACCCCAATGACCGCACAACGTATGCACGGCGTAACCGCCAAAGAATTCACACGCGGCGCGCGCCCCATTTCCGACATCGCCGCCAACATCATCGGCATCGTCGCCACCGCCGAGGACGCGGACGCGGCAACGTTCCCGACCGGAAAGCCGGTTTACAGTAATTCCGCCGCGTCCCTCTTGGAAAAAGCCGGCACGAAAGGCACGCTCGCCAAAACACTGACCGCCATTACCGACCAAGGGGACGCGCAAATCGTCGTCGTCCGCGCCGAAACCGCCGCATCCGGCAGAAGCGACACCCAAAACGCGGAACAGAAAACCGCCGTGATCGAAGCCTGCAAAACCCTTGCCAAGGCGCAGGCGCACACGGGCTTCAAGCCCAAAATCCTGGGCGCGCCCGAATTGGACGACGCGGACGTTACCGCCGCGCTGGCCGTCGCCGCCAACGCCTTGGACGGCTTCGTGTACGCCTCGGCAGGCGGCGCGGAAGACATCACGACCCTGACGCAGTACCGCGCCGGTTTCGGGCAGAAAAATTTGATGCTGGTTGACAACGAATTTATAGCCTATCAAAAAGGCGAAGCGGCAACCGCCGCCACCATCGGCCGCATCCTGGGCGCGCGCGCGATGCTGGACACCGCCGCCGGCCCGCACAAATCCATTTCCAACGCCGAAATCCAAGGCGTGTCCGCGCTGAAATACCCGCGCAGCTTCGGTTTGCTCGACATCAACAGCGAAGCGAACACCATCAACAACGCCGACATTACCACCCTCATCCGCGAGAACGGTTTCCGCGTATGGGGCAACCGCACCTGTTCCGCCGACCCCGTCTGGGCGTTCGAGCCGACCGTCCGCGTTGCGTCCATCATCAAGGAAACCATCGCCCAAAGTTTCTTATGGGCGATGGACAAGCCCATGCACCCGTCCTTGATGATCGACATCATCAACGGCATCAATGCCAAGCTGGCGGAAAAAGTCTATCAAGGCTGGTTGCTCGGCGCGCAGGTATTCATCGACCCGCGCAAAGTGGAAAAATCGCGCGTCGGCAACGGCATCTTTGCCTTTGACTATGAATTTACCGTCGCGCCGCCCTTGGAAAACATCGAACTGAACCAGTACGTTTCCGACCGCTTCATTGTGAACCTGACCGACCGCGTGATTGAGTTCGCAAGCAACCTCAAACCGACCACCGTTTAAAGAAACGCCGGGCAACACGCCCGGCATCGAAAGGATGAATAAATGCAATTACCCCGCATTTTAAAAGGCTTCAACGTCTTCACCGACGGCCTGAATAAAGACGGCGTATTGATGAGTGTCAAACGCCCCGACATCAAATTCAAAACGGAAGACTACACGCCCGGCGGCAGTATGGGCGAATTTACCATTGTTCACGGCTTGGAAAAATTAGAGCTTGAATTGACAAGCAAGGGATTTGACGCGGAACTCTTCGCCGGAATCAGCCATAAAATCAACGGCAATCTCTTGCGCTACCAAGGCGCGCTGCACAAAGAAGACGAAGAAGACTACCAAACCCTCGTGGGCGAGGCGCGCGGCCGCATCATCGGAACCACGCGCAACGAAGACAAAGCAGGCGAAGGCGGCGAGCAAACCTTCAAAGTCGCCCTGACCTATTGGAAAGAAACCTTAGACGGCAAAACCATCTTCGAAGCCGACTTCATGGCCAACCGCCTCATCATCGGCGGCAAAGACATCCGCGCCGGACTCCGCGCCGCTTTGGGTTTGTAAACAAAGGCGGCATCGCGCCGCCGACTTTTTCGACAGAAAGAAACAAATGAAACAAGAACCGCAAATCAAAATCAACACCGACGACACCCTGACCGTAACCCTTTCAGACGGCAAAGCCTACATCTTGCGCGAGCCGCTGGCCAAAGATATGGCGGGGCTGGGGCAGGATTTGATTAAAATCAAACACACCGAAACCGTGCAAAAGGTATTGGCCAAAATCAGCACCCCGAAAATCGGCATGGCGCAATACGGCGTTTTGAATATGGCCGACGCGCAGGCGTTGAATGCCGCCCTTGATTTTTTTTCCGCGCCGCCTTCGGCGAGAGCCGAGATTCAGGAAGCCTTCGCGGGCTTGGGTTATACGCAAGATGCCGATACGCCGCCGACACCTTCGCACGCCTCTTAAACGAAGCACCCGACATCTGGACGGCGGCAGACGGCGAACCGTCGGCGTGCTACCCCATAGACGACGCGCTCGCCTTGTGTGCAATCACTTTTAAAGGTGGCATCGGCTGGTTTGCCGAATTAAACCTGTACGACCTCAACCGCTGGACGGAAAAGGCGGCCGAAATCAGCCGCGCCCGGCAGGAAGCCGCCGCCACCTGAAACAATGCCGTCTGAAGTCTTCAGGCGGCATTTTTGCCGCCAAGCCGCACCGCACGGAAAAAACCGATGACATCCAAAACCATCAGCATCATATTAAAAGCCGCCGACAAAGCCAGCACCGAATTTAAGCGCATCGGGCAGGCCGCTTCCGGATTGGGCGGCCACATCGCCAAAGCGGAAAAAGAACAAATCCGCCTCAATAAAGCCATCCACGACACCAAGCGGCTGCGAGGCTACCGCAACAACTTGGGCGAAACCGCCAAAAAGCTGGCGGAAAACCGCGCCCGCCAAAAAGAACTGTTGGCGGAAATGAAAAAGGGCGGCGGCGCGACCAGGCAGCAGACGCAGGAAATGAACAAGCTCGCCCGCGAAGCGAAAAACCTAGAGAAAACGCAGGCGCGGCAAACCAAGACCGCCGCCCGGCTGGCGAAAGAAATGAAAGCCGCAGGAACGTCCACCGTCAAGCTGGCCGACAGCCAAAAAGATTTAAAAACCAAGCTGGAAAAAGTCAACGGCACGTTGGAAAAGCAAAAAAAAATATTGGAAGCCCGCAACAAGGCGGCCGCACTGAAAGCCAGGCTGGGCGATGCGGCGACGCGCTCGGCGACGATGATGTACACCGCGCGCGGCATTGCCGACACCACGCGCAACGTCTTGGCCGCCCCCGTTTCCGCCTATGCCCAAAGCGAAACCGCCTCCACCGACCTCCGCGCCGCGATGATGGACAGCTCGGGCAAAGTCGGCAAAGATTTTCAAGAAATCGATGGGCTTGCCACAAGGTTGGGCGACAAGCTCCCCGGCACGACCGCCGATTTTAAAAACTTAATGACCATGCTGTTGCGGCAGGGCTTAAGCGCGAAAACCGTACTGGGCGGCACGGGCGAAGCCGCCGCGCTGCTGGCGGTACAACTCAAGAAAACGCCGGAAGAAGCCGCCGAAATGGCCGCCAAGCTGCAAGATGCGACGCGCGGGACGGAAAAGGAAATGGAAGCCATCATGGATCAAGTCCAACGCCTTTACTATGCAGGCACGGACAGCAACAACATCCTCGGCGCGTTTACCTCCCTGTCCCCCGCCTTGGACACGCTGAAAATCAAAGGCAAAGCGGCGATGGAACAAATGAGTCCCTTAATCGGGATGCTCGACCAAGCAGGCTTGTCGGGCGAAAAATCGGGCAACGCCTTGCGCAAAGTGTTTACGCGCATGATGAACACCGCCAAAGTCGGCAAAGCCGCCAAAGCGGCAGGCATACAACTGGACTTTACCAACGGCAAGGGCGAGTTCGGCGGCTTTGAAAATATGTACAAACAGCTCGCCAAGCTGAAATCGTTAAGTACCGAGAAGCGGCTGAAACTTTTACAATCGATTTTCGGCGACGACAGCGAAACGCTCCAAGCCTTGAACACGATGATTGAAAAAGGGAAAGAAGGTTACGACCAATTCAGCAAAAAACTGGAAGCGCAGGCAAGCCTCCGGCAGCGCGTCAACGACCAACTGGGCACGCTCGCCAACCTTTGGGACGCGGCAAGCGGTACGTTTACCAACTTTTTAGCCAAGATGGGCGAATCCGTCGCCCCGCAACTGAAAGAACTGACCAAATGGATAGGCGGCATCAACGAAAAATTGAGCGATTGGGCGGCGAAGAACCCCCAAACCGCCGCCGCCGTCATGAAAACCGCCGCCGTCATCGGCGTATTGCTGACCGCCGTCGTCAGCATAGGCGCGGCCTTGTCCGCCCTCCTCATCCCCATCGCCTTATCGAAATTCGCCTTTTTCAGCCTGTTCGGCGGAATGGGCAAAGCCGCAGGCGGCGCGTTGGGCTTGGCGGGAACGCTGCTGAAGCTGGGCGGCTCGTTGGCGGCGTTCGGTGCGAAAGCCCTGGTATTCTTTGCGACCAACCCCTTCGGCTGGGCAATCCTCGCCGTCGGCGCGCTCGTGATGCTTTGGCGAAATTGGGACACGGTAAAATCCGCCCTAATTGCGGGCTGGGAGTGGGTTAAAAAAGTATTCGGCGGGCAAAACCCCATAGCCGTCGCCATATCCGCCGCCGTCAACCCCATAGGCACGCTGATAGCCAACTTCGACCGCCTGAAAAACGCCGCCGTCGGCGCGTGGGAATGGATCAAAAAAACCACCGGCATCGGCAGCCCGACACCCGCCGCCCCAAAAACAACCGCCCCGAAAGCCCCAATCGTTCCGCCGCGCGGATTTTCGACGGGCGGCTACACAGGCGCGGGCGGCGTACACGAAGCGGCGGGCATTGTGCATAAAGGCGAGGTCGTCTTTAACCAAAAAGACGTGGCACGGTTCGGCGGCTGGCAGGTGCTGGACAAAATCCGCAAAGCCGGGCTTGACGCATTGGGCGGACTGTTGCCTGTCGCCGCCCCCGTTGCCGCCCCCGTTTTGGCGGGCGCAATCCCCGTCGCCACCGACTTCAACCGCGCCGCCCCCGCATCCGCGCCCGCCGCCGGAATGACCGTCAACATTACCGTCAACGGCGGCAGCGGCAGCCCCGCCGAAATCGCCCGCGAAATCGCGCGCCAACTCAAACAAACCGCCGACCAAGCCGCCCGCCGCGCCCGCAGCGCGTTTAAAGACAGATAACCGGATTCGCGTTTTGCCTGAAAACTGAAACCGCCGCCGATTCAGGCGGCACGAGTGCAAGGAAAACAAATGCTCGCCATATTGGGATTTTTCCCGTTTATCACAAAAACCGTCCCCTTCCAAAGCGTCAGCCGCCAAAGCGGCTGGCGGCATCCGACCCACGCCGTCGTCGGCGGCGTACCGCCCTCGCAATACACCGGCCCGGAAGCCGACAACCTGACCATTTCCGCCGAACTCCGCCCCGAAATCACAGGCGGCGACGCGTCTTTGGCCGACTTGTACGCAATGGCGGAAACGGGCAAGCCTCACAACCTCATATGGGGGACGGGCGAAGTAATGGGCGCATATGTCATTACATCCATCAAAACCGACAAATCCCAATTAATGCACGACGGCAAAGCCCGCGCCATCAATTTCACAATGGACTTGCAAAAAGCCGCCGACCAACCGATGGGCTTGAAAGGCAAAGCCCTGACTGCCGCCGCCCGCCTGACCATAGATGGAAAGCCGTTCGGCACAGACGCGCAAAGCCGCATCATCTCCATCAACCTGACCGACAAAAGCGGCTTTGAAGCCGACGAGCTGACCGTTACGCTTTCCGACCACGACGGCCGCCTCGCCTTTCCGCCCATATCCGCCGAAATCCGCCTATTCCTCGGCTACAAAGAGACCGGGCTGGTTGACAAAGGCAGCTACAAAATAACCGAGCTATCGTGGGCGGGCGCGCCCGACACCCTGACCCTTACCGCGCTTGCGGCGGACGTGTCCGACAAATTCAGCGAAGCGCGCGAACGAAGCTGGCACAAAACCGATTTAAAAAAAATCATCGAAACCATCGCCGCCGAACACGGCTACATCCCCATCGTCGGCAAAGCCTGGCAAAGCGAAAAAATCGCCCACATCGACCAAAGCAATGAATCCAACGCCGCCTTTTTAAGCCGCCTGGCAGAACGGTACGACGCAATCGCCACCGTCAAGCACGGCCGCCTTTTGTTCGTTTCCGCCGGTGAAGCCGCCACCGCCGACGGCAAACCGCTTCCCGCCGTCCGCATCGTCCGCCAAAGCGGCGACAGCTACAGCTTCAAACAGACCGACACCGAAAGCTACAACGGCGTGCGCGCCTACTACATCGACCGCAAAACCAACAAAAAACACGAAATCGTCATAACGGAAGACAATTACGATCCAATCAAAAAAACCGTAACCAAAACATACAGATACAAAACCAAGCGCAAAGACGGCAAAACCCACAAAACCACGGTAAAAGAAATCAAAACCTTGCGCCACACCTACCAAAGCCCCAAAACCGCCGCCACAGGCGCGCGCGCCGCCTTTAAAAAACTCAAGCGCGGCGCGCTCGAGTTTGAAATCACACTCGCCGCCGGCCGCCCCGACATCGCCCCCGAAAGCCCCGTCATCCTGCAAGGCTTCAAGCCCGAAATCGACGCGGAAAAATGGGTGGGCGCGGAAGCCGCCCACACGCTGGACGCGGGCGGCTACACCACCGCCGTCAAGCTGAAAAGCAAAATCGAAATCGAAGCCGCGCAGTACGAGGGCGAAGTCCGAGCCCAAACCGCCGGACGGTAAAAATGCCGCCAAGTTTGCGGCTTGGCGGTGGTCGGGCTATTTTTGCATCTCTTCGCGGATTTTCTCTTTAACCCATTGGGAAAAATCAATTTTATTTGTAAACTCGAGTAAATCTTTCTCGGTTTCGTTGTTAAAAGAGACATTTTTTATCGTCCGCTTGGCTGCCGCCCGTTTGCGGTATTCGGCCAGTTTTTCATCAACCATAGGGAATCCTTGATTTTTAAAACTATTGTAGTAAAATGGCTCGTAGAAAGGTTGGCGAAAGGGGCGCGGTGCTCTGCCACCCCTTGTTATTTCAGTTTTTCATTAGTAGGCCGGAGAGCAAACTAACAAAAGAAACAGGAATAAAATAACTTTCGCCATTTCTTCAAGCCTCCTTTCTATCCGACAAGCCCCCGATGTTCCAGCATCGGGGCTTTGCTTTATCGAATGGATGTATTATATTATGTATAGACATAATTATCAAGCGTTTTATACAAAAAAACCGCCCGAAAAGTCAGGCGGCTTTATTAAAAAAACGGCGGAATTTTTGACATCCTCCGCGCCGGTTTTCAGTAGCGGCTTTTATTAATCATCATGACACCCTTCCAGTTCATCCCTAAGTCTGAATACAGCCTCGCGGATTTGGATAAATTTCACATGGTCAGGATCCAGCGGCAGCCGATTTTTAGATTGGAAATCGCCGCCGGTCGTTACCGTTCGTAATTCCGTAACCTTCAAATTGCCATTAATCCGCGCGCACAATTTCGCCAACCACTTCAAATTGTGCTTAATGGCATTTGCCAGTACATTGTCCGCATCATTGACAGCATAATAACGCAGCGCATCAACCTCGATTTTTTCCAACAAAGTCAAAGCCGCATCAATACGTCTGTCTTTTCTCTCAAGGCGGCGTTTACTTTTTTCTCGATGATTAATAAAAAACCAACCGGCTATGGTAAGCACGGTCGGCATTAAAGGCATGATATAAAAATAAAACCAATGTGGCTGGTTATTCATTTGCCGCATCCCTCATATAGCCGCGTATTTCATCGACCAAATCAGGCTCATCGTCTGATACAAACTCGATTTTATTCAATAGCACAGACAGCGGCCACTTCTTTAGACGCACCAAGCCGCCAAAAGCCTCCTCTAAAAAAGAAGAGCCGTAGCCCATTGTTCCATCCAATACAATTTTCACGCTTCCGTTGTTTTGTAGCGCAGGAATCAAATTATTTTCCAAGAAGCCCTGTCCCGAATAAGGGCCGTCAGTAGTATACCGTCCGGCAGGAAAACGGGAAAAATCAGAAGCAATACGGATAGTCATTATAGAATCTTTCATTATTCAGCCTCACGTTTCGGCAACGGAACAGACCAATGTATCAACGTGCCGCGTATAGCAGTTTTTCTATTGTCTGATAAAGGCAAAGCCTTTTCAACAACTTTCTTATTTCGTGAACGGTGCCTGTACATGCCGTTGCCGCTGATAATTTCAACCGTCGCGTCACCATCGCCGATTTGGTCAAGTGTTGAAACCATCTGTTTCAAGCCCTTACCACGATGTTGCAGTTTCGTCCGTGTCCGTCCAATTTCGATGGCTGCCCTGATTTTCAGAGCATCATCATCCGCCTTGCCGCCCTCGACATGACGGGCAATCCAATTGCGTAACCTATCCAACCAGCCGTCAGATACCTGATCGGATTCACGGAATAGCGACTTGGGAATACCGATACCCAAATCACAGAAAACCACCTGTAACTTACCGCTTGTCGCATCCTCGCGAGAAAACATCCACCACTTGCGGCAAGGTAGGGATAAGTCCTCGTATGCATGGTGCGCACAATTCGTCATTGCCTCCGAAACGCCAGCATAAATCGACCGGCTCAATTCGGGCGTTAGCTTGCCCTCAAAAGAATTAAAGATATTTTCCGCATTCTCAAGATTCACATCATAACCATGCGCCACATACCAATGCCGTACAGAATGATGGAAAGAAGCCGAATCAAAATGTTTCCTCCGCCCAAGCAACGCAGCAATCCCAACTTGATAAAGCACCTGTTCCACACGGGTCTCGGACGGCATAACCATAGAAAAACGGCAATTTGGAAACCGTGCCGCCAAATCATACAAACAGGCTGTCAGATAGAGCGTGCCGTCAGAATACATCTTTTCCGTTTTAGAAAAATCCAAGCGCAGGCGCAGAGTCCCATTTTCTGCAAGCTCATAAAGCCTCCTAATCAGCTCTGTCAGCAGTCCGGCATATTTCGGATGCAAACCCACATGTTCCGGCACATACAGAGAAAGCCAGTCAGCCGCCGACCGTCTGCCTGTTCGATTCTTCCGCCTTTTCAACTGATAAGCCGATAGGCGCATAAGCCGTAACCTACCCTTAATTCCTAACCGCTTCATAAAATCACCTAAAAACTAAATATCCAAAAAATCCAACGGCAACACTTTCCAGAACTTGCCGTGAATGTGGAATTTGTCGGCTTCTTCCGGCGTTATCAGAAAATCCGACGGGGCATAGTGCCTGTTATCGCTGGTAGCGTGTATCGCGCCGCCTTTGCCGCGTGAAAGGCGTTTGATGTAAGTGTAGCCGTCAAAGGTAAACAAATAGATGCCGCCTGTCTGGAATTCATTAACGTCTGTTTTGATTAACGTTATCGATTTTTGGGGGATGGTCGGCTCCATGCTGTCGCCGTCGGGCGGCATAAGCTGCACGTTTGTCAGATTGCTTGTCCCCAAGAGGTCAAATAACGCGTCATTGGGAATCTCGATCGAGCGCAGCAATTGCGGATAGTCGGGGTTGACTACCCCGTGCCCGCAACTGGCCGCTACGTCGTAAAGGTTGAGGGTGGTGGTATCTTGCCCTTTGGATATGGTTGGGAAATTGGTTATTGTCATGTTTTCAATACCGAAATGTTCAGGGCTTACAACATCGGCGAAGAATTCAACTAATTTCCCGATATGTTCCTTACTTACCCGTCCCGTTTTTATCCATCCAGTAACAGATGGTGGCTTTATTCCGAAATATCTTGCCACTTCCGCTTTACTGACCCCTTTTTCACAAATGGCTTTTTCAATAGCTCGCCCTAGTTTTTCGCCTGTAAACACAAAGAAATCCTTAAATTATCCTAATTAGTCAAAGACTAACAGTATTAGCCTAAGACTAATTTAGTCAATAGCTTGTATTGTATTAGCTAATGGCTTATACTTAGCAAAATTTGAAAGGATTGATATGTCCCCTTACGAGAAATTAATAAACCATTTCGGTAGTTCGTTGGCGGTAGCGCGTGAGTTAAACATGGCGGCACCGTCTGTATTTAGTTGGAAAACAAAGAAAATTCCGATAATACGATGTATTGAAATCGAAAACATAACCGATAAGAAGATTACGCGGAAAGACCTAAGACCCGACGACTGGCATCTAATCTGGCCGGAATTGGCAGACGGCATAACCAACCCAAACGGAGCAGAAAAATGAAAGAAATGAAAAAACCCGCACGAAGCGGGCAGATGGAAAAGACATTGGAGATGATTGCCGAAATCGGCAAATCAATGACTATTGAGGAATTGGCGAAGATAGGTCGAACAAGCCGTTGTCCAAGTCGTCGATTGTCATCTGTATAAGTTCGGCAATGTCGCCTTGTGAGCGGGACTGTTGAAGAAGCAGCAGTCCACGCATTGGATTAAGCCCGAGAGGATACTTTTTTAAAACCGTCAGGGCTGCCGTCAAAGCGATCTGATATTGGTGGTGTTCGATAAAGAGCTGATATAGCTCGTTTTCATCATCAAGTAATGAATTGAATTCTTCTTCAAACATAGTTTCTCCGTTTCAGGTTAAGGGAAATGACATTGTAACGGAGTGACGACAAAGCGGATAGACGCTTGACCCGCCGGACAGTCGGCATAAGACAAATTTCAGACGGCATCCGCCGCTAAACCAACCCAAACGGAGCAGAAAAATGAAAGAAATGAAAAAACCCGCACGAAGCGGGCAGGAAAAGTCGGGAATCATCGAAATCAGCATAAGCGAGCTGCGCTATCTGATGAAATACGCGGCAATCGCTACGAATGCATCGGACGAAGTCCGCAAGGGGCTGATCGATGAAGTTCAAGAGTGGGCTATTTCCCGTCTGGGGACGAAAAGACAGAAGGGTATCCAGCCACTCGAGAGCCTGAGCCACCTGTTCGTCTTCATCAAGATAAAACGGCTCGTCCAAAAGAAAATCCCGAGCTTTGTCAGACTGAATCAAAGGCGCGACGGCTGAGCGTATGGACGCTGAATTGCCTCCACAGGCGCGCCAAATGTATTCAAGAAATGCAGCGTTTAGAAGCTCTAATCCTTCAAGGTCTGCAATCTGATTCCGAAGCATCTCAATCTGATTCTGTGCAATTTGTAATTGAAATTCGATAGTCATGATATTTCTCCGTTGATGGTTACTGGAAATGACATTTTAACGGGGTTATGACAAAGCGGATAGACGCTTGACCCGCCGGACAGTCGGCATAAGACAAATTTCAGACGGCATCCGCCGCTAAACCAAACGGAGCAGAAAAATGGCAGAGCAGACGACGAAAAGATACCCCGATATTCGGGGCTGGTTGAAAGAAACCTATCCGCAGTATTACCCGTTAAGCCGCCGCGCGGAATCGGGCGAATGGAGGAGCGGTTTCTACAAGGAAGACCGCCCGTTCATTTTGGCGGGTATGCGATGCGCCGCCATGCGTTGGGAAGTGCAGAAGTTTTGCGACGGCTTGGGCATGGGGCGCGGGGTTCAGATATTAGGCTTTATTCCGGATGATGTGTCGGAAGCGGATTTGAATCGGGTTTTTGAAGCAGCCCTTGCAGATACGCCTTTTCGGATTCGTCTTGTGTCCGCGCCGAAATGTGTTCCGTCAGTTGTCGTATATCGCCGTGAAGCTGCGGAAATTTGTCAATCAAGGCATATAGGACAAGCGCGTGAGTGCGGTATTTCTTGTATGCCTCGGCAAGCGGGCGTTGAAGTTCGAGACATTCCTCGGGCGTGATTTTTTGAGACATTTTTAAATTTCCTTAAGTTGTTTGTGGAAATTCAATCTTAAGGAAAATGCGGACGGGCTTCAAGCCGTCCGCACCCCAAAACTTTCAGACGGCATCCGCCGCTGATTCAACCAACAAGGAGCAAAAGATGACAGAGCAGGAAATCGAAGCGGTTTTGACGGCGCAAGCCCATATCCGCGCAAGAAAAAGAGCCATGATACTCATGGCTTTGGGTGAAATGAAATCAGCGTTGGACAGAGGCGGCGTGTCTATTCATCCGGACGTGTGGGCAGGATATTGCCGTCAAAGTCTTGCAGTGCTGCTTCAGCAAGACTGCGCTGAAGATCGGAAGAGCCATGTTGCCACAATCGCCAAAGTTCTTGCCGAAAATCCGCAATACCGCCGCTCGTGCGCTCGAGAATCTTCAGGGCAACGTCAAGGGCAAACATGGCTTCAGCCTTCTGATACATCTGGAAATACAGCTCGCCGTCATCGCGGACTTCTTCGATACCGTCTGATTCTTCGGTGTACAGATGGTCGAGAATTTCCTGAACTTGAGGTTCCAGGTAGTCGTTAAGTTCCATAACAGTGTTTCCGTTGAGTGATAAATGCGAATCGATTTTAACGGAAAGACTAAAACAGTAAAACAAATTTCAGACGGCATCCGCCGTTGATTCAAAGGAAAAAACATGAAGCTGAAGAAATGGCAAAAACGCGCAATCAAGCACGGCATCGTTACCGTGCAAGACTGGGAAAAGCTGAAGGCGCAGACCTATGCGGCGGGCGCGAAGATGGCGGAAAACGCCGAACAACACGGCGGCATCGCCAAAGTAAACCGCGAAATTTTGAAAGAGCTGAAACGGCTGAACCGCCTGCACTTCGGCAAGATTCCCAAAGAATTCAAGCCGAAACGCCGAGAGTTGGAATCGAAATTAAAGGATTTGTATTAAATCACATCGACTTCAACCCGCCCTTTGGGTTGCCGCGCTTCAATTCCGCGCTTTACGGCATCGGCAATGGCAAAGCGGAAAGACGCTTGACCCGCCGGACAGACGGCAAACACAAAAGCAAGGAGCAATAAAAATGGTTGTGAATGAATTGATTATCGAAAAAACGGGCGAGCGCGTCCGCCTGACCGACGGCGAAGCCGAGGCATTCCGCAGCGGCCGCCCCTTAAGGCGGTATGCCGACATCAAGGTAACGGCGACCTACCGCCGCCAAGACGGCGGGATGAGTATTTACGGCCGCCGCACGGCATAAAGGGGAAGCGATGAACCGCAGGAGTATCACCAAGGCGGAGCGCGGCAATATGCGCGTGCAAATCAACTGCCCATGTTGCGGCAGCAGATGCAAGGTAACGGCAAGCCGCAGGATGACCGACCGCAGCCGGCACAGTTCCGTCCAGTGTCTCAATTCGGCGTGCGGCTGGACGGGCATCGCCGCAACCGAAGTCATCCGCACCGTGTCGCCGCCCTCGCCGATGTATCAAGACCCCGCGCTGATTCCGCCGGCCATGTCGGCGGCGGAAATCGCCGCCCACGAAGGCGGGACGGAGCAAAAAGAACTGATTTAAAGGAATGGCGATGAATATACCAAGCTGGAAGGTTTGTCCGCAGACCGTCAGGTTTTACAAGACCAAGGCGCAGGCGAAGGCGATGTGGGGCATAGGCAAAAGCCTTGCCCGCGCGATGGATGCGAAACGGCGCAAAAAGCCGATTGCCGCCGCGCCCGATTCTGAAGAAGCCGCCGCCGCGCCGCGCCTGTTGGACGCGCACCAAGCCGACGCGCTTTTAAAACGGCAGGCTTTGCTGGCGGAAATCCGCAAAATCAAAACGGAATTAAACCGGCAAAACGTGGTGTTCGATCTTGGGTTGCCGCCCGTTTTGCTTTACGAGGCAGACGCGCAGGCGGCGCGGATTGACGACCTGATACGCGCCGCGCAATCCGCCGCCCGCCGAAACGGCACAACGCCGGTTATTGAAAAAATCAATCCGGCAATCTAAGCAAACCAACCGACAGAGATTTAAAAAAATGTATATCCGACTTCGTTATTTCATTCTCGGCGCACTCGTACTCGCCGCGCATTGGTTGATGACCGACACGATGGAGGCGCAGGCGCAAAACCGCGAGCCGCAGACGCTGACCGAAATCGTCAACGAAGTGGACGCCAAATGGGGCGAGCCGGGCTTCGACTACACGCGCGGCGACGCGGAAATCCCCGATGTTTCCGTTTGCGAATCTTTGAGATAACGGACAAGGCGGCGGACATGGCGGCAACGGCATCAAACCTGACAGACACGGCAACGGCGCGCGAATACGCGGCGGGCGCGTGGCTGCTCGTTCCGCCCGGCTTGCAAGCCAAAGCCGCCGGATTGGGCGGCAGCGCAATGGCGCACGCCCGCGCGATGTTCGAGGGCGACGTGGCGCGGTATTGCGCCCGCCGCGCCGCCGCCAAAGCCCGCGAAGCCGCCGAGGCGAACCTGTCGGTTTTGCTGGACGTATTGCAAAGCCTGCCCGCCGCCGTCCGCGACACGGGCATCAATGCGGCGGAAGAGGACATCCGCACCCTTGCCGAAAACGCCGCCGAAGAGATGCGCTTTAAAAACCGCATCGGCTGGAACGTGGAATCTTTGGCGGGGTATGCGGCTGAAGAATACGGCATCAATGCCGAAAAAATATTTAAAGGCATCGAAGAAGAAGGCATCGGATACCGCCTGAAAGATGAAAAATTTTGGCGCGGACAGCTTCGCCGCATCTTTGCCCGCGCCGCCGAACGCTACCGCCGAGAGGCGGGCTTCGTGTCCCGCCAATCGGGGCTTTACGCATCCGACGACGCGGTAAAACGCCGCCGCCGTCAAAAACGGCGCAACGCGGCAATGCTGCAAACCATGACGGCAATAAACGAATTGGGGCAAGAGTTCACACTGGAAGAATTGGGCGCGAAGAGCGTGTCAAACCCCGCGCTGAAACGCGCCGAATTGATGGTGCGGATACGCGGTTTTGAAGAAATCGCGCGGCTGAAAGGACACGGCGGCGAGTTTTTCACGATGACCTGCCCGTCGCGTATGCACAAGATGCACCATTACGGCAAACCAAACGAAAAATTTAGCGGCGAAACGCCGTCTGAAGCGCAGGCGTATATGAATAAGGTATGGGCGCGCATCCGCGCCGAATTGAAAAAGACGGGCATCAACGTTTACGGATTCCGCGTCGCCGAGCCGCACCACGACGGCACGCCGCACTGGCACGGGCTGCTGTTTATGGAAGAGCGGCACCGGCTGGCATTCCGCCGCACCGTTGCCAAACACGCCTGCCGCGAAGACCGTGAAGAATTGGGGCTTAAATATTTTGCTACAAAAAAAGAGGCAATGGGCGAAGCCAGGCGCTTAAAGGCGCGAATCCGCGCAGAAAAGGGCAAAGCCCCGACGCTGGCGGCCATCGCCGCAACCCTGAAAACCGAGGCGAGGTTTTGGGAAAACAAGCATTTTAAATTTTGGCGGCAATCGCCCGCCCGCGCCCGCGTGGACTTTGAAGCCATCAACTGGGCGCGCGGCACGGCGGCGGGCTACATCGCGAAATATATCGCAAAAAACATCGACGGCCGCGACCAATTCGGGCAAAGCCTGGGCGCGGACTATGAATCGGACGCATTGATGGGCATGACCGAAACCTCGGAGCGCGTGGACGCGTGGGCATCGCACCACGGCATCCGCCAATTCCAACAAATCGGCGGCGTACCCGTAACCTTGTGGCGGGAATTGCGCCGCATCGCGCCGGATGCGTCCGACGACCTTTTAATGCTGGCGCAACACGCCGCCGACATGGGCGACTGGGCGCGCTTTACCATCCTTTTGGGCGGGGAAGCCGCTTCGCGCGAAGACTGCCGCCTAGGCTTGTACAAAGAAGAAGGCGCACTGCCCAACCGGTACGGTGAGACGAAGCAGCCGCACATTATGGGCGTTTACGAAAAAGAAACCGGCCGCGTCGGTATTTCGCGCGTGCATTCGTGGACGGTGGGGCTAAAAAACGGCGGCAACGCCGCCGCTCGGACTTGTGTCAATAACTGTAGAAAATCGGAATTTTCCGCCAAGCCTGCCCAATTTTTAGGCAGTCAACCCCCTGCCGAAACAATACAAGATATTGAAAATGCTGAAGTTTCCGAATGGTTGATGTGGAAACGCGGCATCGGTGTGCAATCGGCGGCCTATGAGGTTTCAGACGGCATCGGCGCGGAAATGCGGCAGGAGTACGAAAAGGATATGACCGACATCCGAACCATCGAAGAGCTGGCCTATATGTCGGACGAAACGCGGCGGAAATTTGAAGCGGCGGCGGCAAAAACCGCGCGGAGCGAAGAAGAAAAACGGCAGAAAGACCGCGAAACCCGCGAATATTTATCAAAACTGGACGCGATGCGCGCGCCGCTGCATTCCGCCCTGACCCCGCCCGCGCCGAAATTCGACGCGAAGGCAGTCAGGGCGCACGACGAAGCCGTCCTCCGCTCGCTGACCGTACGCTACACCCCGCCGCAATACGACACCGCCGAGAGCCTGCTGAAAAGCGCGCGCCGGGCGCGTCGGGAAGCCGCAAAACAGATGGCGCGGCTGTATGCCGCCCAATCGTAAGCAAGTTATACACAAGTTATAAACAGTTTATCCAAAAGCAGCAAATTCCAAGGAGCGAAAATGGCAACAAACAAAAAACCCCGCAAAAAATACCGCCCGCGCCGACTTTTATTGTCCGGCTATGGTGACAGGGCGGTCGAGTTCGCAGCCAAGGCGGCGAGCAACGAACCGCTGGGCGCGGCCGATATTGCGGCAATCACGCGGCCGATGGTGCGCTTTATCGTCAAACTCAAAGCCAGGGAGGCGGAGCATACAGATTTTTATTCCTCATGCGCGGCGCATTACCTTTACGCCGGATTGCTGGCCGTGCTGAAGAAAACACCGATTAAGGCAGACGCGGAAATCGAACTCAAGGCGCGGTTGGAGTTTGATATTTTGTACGAAATAGCCGCCGACAAAACGCCCGATCTGTTGGGCGGCATGAAGATGCGCGCCGAATCGCGCGGCCGTTGGCTGGCGACGGGCGACGAGCTGAAGCACTTGGACGACACGCTGGAAAATTTCCGCGCCGTGTTGGGCATTGCGAGCTGGCAGCACTACATCCAAGCCTTTAAAGAGACCGAGCCGGTTTTAAATGCCGAAATACATAAGCAAAACCGTATTTTTTACGCAAAACAAAAGGAGGCGGCATGAGTTACACGGAACGCGCGTTAAGGGTTAAGGAAGTAGCCGAAAAGCTGGGCGTGAGCGAGAACTTCGTGTGGGCGAAGACCGACCGGGGCAACATCCGCCACGACCCGACATTCCCACGGCCGTTTAAATTAAGCGGCAACGCCACGGCGTGGCTGGAGTCGGAAATCGACACGTGGATATTAGAAAAAAGCCGCGTCAGGCTTTAAACAAAAAACCGACAGAAATGAAATGAAATGACAACCCCGAAAACTGAAAACCCCAACCGCTACCGCGCCCTCGATTTGTCGTGTAACGATTTTACGCAACATCTCAATTTCCACTTGGGCAGCGCGTTTAAATATATTTTCCTGCACAAAGAAGACGGCGGCCGCGACGACTTGGAAAAGGCGTTGTGGCACTTGAGACGGCAACGCAAAGACGAGCCGAAGTTTAAAAAGCTGAAACGCAAGCGTTATTTCAAGCTGTCCGAAAAGCTGGACGCGTACGGATTCGATACCGGTACCGATACCGATACCGATACCGATACCGATACTGGGCAGGCACTGGACGCAATCCTGTACGCGGCGGCAGAGTACAACGAAGACAATATCAGCTGGGCAATCGCCTATGTCAGAACCCTGCTGAAAAAAATGCCGCCTGAAACGGAGCAGGCTTCGCACTCTGAAAGCCCGATGCCGCCTGAAACGGAGCGCGGCGGCATTTAGCCCGCCAACCCGACCGCCGTCATTCCCGCCGCTTTCGTCATTCCCGCGAAAGCGGGAATCCCGAAACCCCCGCCGCCGTCATTCCCGCGCAGGCGGGAATCCAGTCCGTTCGGTTTCAGCCGTTTCCGATAAATTCCTGCCGCGTTTGGGGTTCTAGATTCCCACTTTCGTGGGAATGACGGAAATCGGCGGGAATGACGGAAGCGGCGGAATGACGAAAGCGGCGGGAATCCGACCCCGACCCATAAAACCGACCGAAAGGAAATAAAACAATGGATACCCTGTTAAGCATCATCATCGCGCTGTCGTTCGGCGGCGCGGCGTTTTTGGCGATATGGCTGCTGGTGGAAGCCGCCGATGCGGTTTTGCGCCGCAAGCGCGATGGCAAAGACGAAGACGGCGACTTGGGATTGGATATTTAAAAAACGAAAGGCAGACCAAAATGGCGGAAAAAATCGAAATGCGTACCTGCAAAACCTGCGGCGAAACCAAGCCGTTGGAGGGGTTTAATGCCATCCAACTCAAGGGCGTAAAAACCTATTATTACAACTCGTGCAAAACCTGCCGCAACAAGGAAGTCAAACGAAAGCGTATAGAAAAACGCGCGGCAGAGGAAGCCGCCGCCCGAGAGGCAGAATACGGGGCGATGACGGCGGCAAGGCTGCACGAGAGCATCATCGCCGCCAACGCCGCCTGCCCGATATTGGGCATCGGCTTGTGGACAAGTCCGGCATAAACCCCGCGCAAAAATGCCGTCTGAAAGCTTCGCACTCTGAAGCCTTCAGACGGCATTTTTTCAGGCGTTTACACCGCTGCCAAGGCGTAAGGCTTGAACCTGAACACTTCCGCGCCCGCCGCGTCGTTGGCTTCCAAAAACGCCGCCTGTATCGGGCCTATTTCGTTGGCGGCGAATACTTCCGCCGCCGTGCGCGCATCGCCCAAACCGCCCGCCGCCGTGGGGACGACCCCCATCAAGGCGGGCGGTACGCGGTGGACTGTCAGCATATCTTGGGCGGTAACGTTTTTAATGTTTAAAAACTCGTCTTTGGCGGCAACCTCGGAAATCGGGATTAATTTAATCCCGTCCTTGTCGCCGTAGGAGGAGCGCAGGAACACGTTTTTAAAATTGCCCTCGCGGCGGGCTTTTTTGAATTGTTCTTTGAGGTTGTCCCAGTCCGACTGGTTGATATTGTTGTCGGTGGCGTACACGATAAAGCCCGCGTGCGAGCCGTTGTCATAATACCGCCGCCGGAACGTCGTGGCCGACCGGTTGAGGCGCGCGCTGCCCAAACCCGCCAAATAGTCGGGAATGCCGTACACTTCCTGCACCAAATCGGGCTGCATCAAATGGACGACATCGGCGGCGGGGATAAAGTCGGCGGTTTCAAAAACGCGCGAACGCAGGTAGAAATAACCGTCTTTGCCCGCCCCCGGCGACGCGCGGCGCATATAGGCGGCAAGGCGGTTTTTAAACGCGGTAATCCCGCCCAGGCGGTTGCGCTCGGCGGCAAGGTAGCCGTTGCCCGTTACCAGGTAATTAAACGCCAGTTTTTTAAATTCCGCCCGCGAAAGCAGCGCGGTAGGCTCGAACGTGGAACTCAAGACATTGAGTTTGCAATGCAATGCCGAGGCGTGGTGGATACCCACGCGCAACAGCCCGATTAAATCTTCCTGATTGACGGGCGGCTCATAGTAGCGGCCGTTGTCGGCACATTCCCACGCCGTCCCCAACCAGGACAAAGGCTCGTCCTCGCCCCAGCCGAACACTTCCAAATCTGCCGCTCCGGAATGGTTTTGCCTGTTTGCTTTCATCGTTAAAAAATCCTTTAAAATCAATTATTAAAAAATAATCATTAAAAATCAATCTCAAAGCGGCCGCCGACGATGTTGTCCAAAGGTTCTTGATAAAACAGCATCATTGCCGCCCACGCCAAATCGCCGTGGCTGGCCGTTTTCGACCGCACGGATTCATAAGTGATATTGCGTCCGCTGGCCGTTACCGAACGGCGCACCGACAAAAACGCCATTTGCAAATCAATATTGCCCGCGTCCCATTTGATGCGCTTGTTTTTCAGCAGGTTTTGCGTTTTCAAAACCATCATCCCCTTAATGTCGGGCGTGTACGTCATCCCGATAACGGGCGGGTAAAATTTCCGCACCAAGTCAAAAACCGCCGCGCCGATGCCGTTTGCGTCAATCACGATTTTAGAAACGTTGTAGCGTTCCGTGATTTTCCGGATATTGGCGGCTTGCGATTCAAAATCCGTCCCCGGAATCAGCGCGGTTTCCAAAATATAAAACGGCTCGCCGTTGTTTTGCGGCGGCACGGCGACCACCAGACCCGACGCGTCCGCCGTGTAGCTCGGGTCGTACCCGACCCAAACGGGCAGATTGCCCGCCGGCCTCGCCCGTTCCGGCTTGTACCAAGCCCAATCCCACGATTCTTCGCCGCACGCCTGCAATTCCGCAAAGCCGAACACGCCTTCGCCGTCCGGCATAAACTGGCACTCAAAGAGCTGGGCGAATTTGTCGGGCGAATTGCGCTGCCGCAAATAATCAATATCGAACAAATCGCAACCCGCCTCTTGCGCGTCGTGTATCGTTACGATTTGCCGCCATTGCGCGTCTGCGTCCAAACGCCCCCTTTTCAGCGCGGCGTGGCTCAAATCAAGCGTAATGTGTTCTTTCGGCGGCCGCCCTTCGTTGAACATCGCGCCCGACCAAAACCCGTAAGCGGGATGCCCTTCGCTGGAGGGCGTGGAAAAATAGGTGGTTTTCAAATGCTTCTGGCTCGCCATCGGTTCGGCCAAAGTCTGCAAGCGTTCAAAATCAGGAATCCAAAAATACTCGTCAACGTACAAATTGCCGTTGCGGCCTTGCGCCGTGCGCGAATTTGTCCCCAAAAAATGCAATTCCGCGCCGTTGTGCAAACTGATCACATCGCCGCCTTTTAACTCTACATCGACCATACGGCAAAGGTTGAGGATGTATTGGCGGAACTGGTACGCCTGGGCGCGGGAGGCGGATAAGAAAATCGAATTGATGCCGGTTTTCAGGCTGTTTAAAAACGCTTCCCGCGCAAAATAAAAGGTTGCCCCGATTTGCCGGCTTTTTAAAATATTGCGGAAACGCCGCTGTCGGTAAGCCTCGCCCCAATACTTTTGATAATCAAAGCATTGCTCGTTGAAAATCTCAACCATACGCTGCTGCTGCTCGGGCGCGATGTAGTTCTTGGGCGGCTTTTCGACGGAGCGGACGCGTCCGGCGCGCTCCGTCCGTCCTTTGCGTTCGCGCGGCGGGCTGTCTATCGTCGGCACGCTGTCAAACGGCGGCTTGTCCGCGCCTGCAAAACGGTTGTCGGGTTTCGGTGCGCGCGCGGCTTCAGACGGCATTTTGTCCGTTGCCGCAATCAGCGCGGAGAGCTGCCGCATTTCTTTGTAAACGCCGTCCGACTTGGCGGGCAGGTTGACCAGTTGGATAAGCCGCGCCTCGGCGGACGCGGCGACGCGCTGCATCGGCGAGCCGCCGTCCCAATTCCCCCGCTGCTTCCACGAATGGACGGTGGCGGGCTTGATGCCCAAATGTCAGGCGATTGCGGTAATTTTCCAACCTTGCCAGTAAAGCGCGCGCGCCGAAAGGCGCGGATCGATATTCTGGGCAATTTCTACATCTTGGCGGGCGTTCATATCTCAAAAATCAAAAGGCGATTACCCGATTTTCGGGCAAATCCGCCGCGCCGTCCCCTTTTGACGACTTAAAAACAACAGCCAAAGCCGCCCGCGCTTGCTGTATCGGGGCAAAGTGCAAAAATAAGCCGACAAAACATCAAATGGCTAAAAAAATGGATAAAAACGCATCCAAAAACGCATCCGAAAACGCATCCGAAAACTTCAGCGGCCGATGGTTTTGCATCGGCACATCGGGACCGACCGCCGACGGCCGCAACATCAATGCGGAAGACCTGATTGCCGCCGCCGAAAGCTACGATCCCCAAATCTACGGCGCGCGCATCAACCTCGAACACTATCGCCCCTATTCCCCGAAAAACGATTATTCGGGGCTGGGCGACGTGTTGGAGCTGAAGGCGGAAACAAAAGGCGAAATCACGCGCCTGTTCGCCCGCATCGACCCGACCGACAAAATGGCGCAATACATCAAAGACCGCGAAAAGGTTTACACCTCAATGGAGCTGATGAAGCCGTTTGCCGGAACGGGCAAAGCCTACCTTGTCGGCTTGGCGATGACCGACTCGCCCGCGTCTTTGGGAACGACGATGCTCAAATTCCGACAGATGCACCCCGACGACCCAAACTACACCTCGAAATATCAAGCCATGGAGACGGAAAACGCTATGCAAACCGACAAAACCGCGCAAACCGCGCCGGAAAACGAGAAAAAAGGCTTTTTTGCGGCACTGTTTGAAAAAATGTCCGCCAAAAAAGAAGAAGAAGGCGCGCCCGAAACCGCGCCGGAAACCGAAGGGTACGCCGCCCGACTGGACGCGGCGGAGGGCGAAATTGAAAACGCGGCCAAGGTTGCCGCCAAGCTGGCCGACGACTACACGGCATTGCGCCAAGAGTTCGACGCGTTCAAGCGCGCCGTGGAATCCGCGCCCGTCAATGCCGCCGCACCGCACACCGGCGCGAATACCGCCGCCGTTTCCGATTTTTAAATTTTAAAAGGCAAGCATATGCACCCGCACATCCAGCAATACATCAACGCCGTTGCCCAAGCCAACGGCACGACAGCCCAAGGCTTGGCGGCCCATTTCAACGTAACGCCCGCCGTTTCGCAAAAAATGCGCGAAGCCGTCCGCCTTGAATCTACATTCCTTCAAAAAATCAACATCGTCAGCAAGCAGGAAATCGCCGGTGCGATTATCGGGCTGGCTACCGGCCTGAACGCTTCGCGCACCGACACCAAAAAGGGCGACGGCACGGTACGCCGCACCCCGAAACCCTACCACAGCCTCACCGGCCGCCAGTACCTTTGCCAAAAAGTCAATTTCGACACAATGGTGGGCTATGACGACATGGATGCGTGGTCGGTACATCCGGACTATATCAAATTGATTAATAATCAGTTGGTTAAGTCTAAAGCCTTAAGCCTGATTGCCATCGGTTTTAATGGTACGTCCGCCGCCGCCAATTCCGACATTTCCGTCAATCCGCTGTTGCAGGACGTGCAAAAGGGCTGGCTGCAACACCTGCGCGAAAACGCCGCCGCCAACGTTATGGGCAGCGCATCCGACGCCGTGGAAGTCGGCGAGGGCAAGACCTACACCTCTTTAGACCACTTGGTAACCGACGTTACCGAAAGCCTCATCGACGAAGAGTTCCACGACCTGCCGGGTATGGCGGTAATCTGCCACCAATCGCTGTTGTCCGAGAAATACTTTGCCGTCATCAAAGAAGCGGGCAGCAAGGCAAGCGAGCTGCGCCCCGCCGACATCATTATGTCGGAGAAACGCTTGGGCGGCCTGACCGTGGTAACCGCGCCGTATTTCCCGAAAAACACCATCTTGGTTACACCGCTTAAAAACCTGTCCATTTATTTCCATAAGGGCGGACACCGCCGCAAGCTGGCGGACGAGCCGGAATTCGACCGCATCGCCGACTACCAAAGCGAAAATATTTGCTATGTCGTGGAAGAGTACGGCGCGGCGGCTTTGGTTGAAAACATCAAAATCAGCAAATAAACCCCGCCGGAAAAATGCCGTCTGAAGCCTTCAGACGGCATTTGCGGAGAAAGGGACACATGACCCCCGCTCAAGCACACAAACAACGGATATTGGCGCAACACGCGGCGGAAAGCGGCGAAGACGTGCAAGCCGCCGAGCCTTACCGCCGCCTTGCCGCCGCGCTTGCCGACGACCGCCGCGTCTTGGAACAAATCAAATCGTTCGCCGACAAGACGCAAGCCAAAAAAGGAATGGTGCAAAAGTACCTGCCTTGGCTCGAAGACGTGGCGAAGTCGGGCAGGCCGCAAGCCTACGACCCGGTTTTTTCGACCGCCGTCCTTTGGCTCATCGACATCGGCGAACTGGATACCGCCGTCCCCTACGCGCTGTTTGCCATCCGCCACGAAATGACCTTCAGGGACGACTACCGCCGCGATCTGCCCGATTTGCTGATTGAGGAAATCGCGGTGCAATTCGGCAACGGCGCGGTTTTGAGTGCGGCCAACCATACCGCGCTTTTAGACCTTATCGGCAATGCCGACCCCGAAACGGGTATGCACACCCTGAACCTTTCCGACATCGTCCGCGCCAAGTTTTACAAGGCATCGGGCGAAGCCGCCGAAGCGGACGACGACCTGCCCGCCGCCGCCGCCTTTTACGAATCCGCCTTGAAGTATTCCGAAAAAATCGGCGTGAAATCGCGCCTTTCCGCAATCAGGAAGCAACTTTAGGGCTGACCTTCCCCCTCGGGCCGGGCGCAAGCCTGCGGCAAGTCCCCGCGAAAATGCGGCGGCCTTTCGCCCGCAACGCCGCTGCGCCCCTTATTCCGAAGCCTGCCCGCCGGGCGGGCTTTAATGTTTTGAGGATATTTTTGATGATGCTTTTTGCGGACAACCCCGACCAAGGGCGGCAGGGCGCGGACAAATCGCGCATTGTCAGCATTCCGTTTTTCCCCGAAATCGATGTAAACGACTTTCGGGAAGTCATGCGCGTGGACGCGAATATTTCCGACAACCGCGCCTATCACGCGGTACTGGAAGCCGTGGCGCACGTCAACGGACAGCTTAAGGCGCACCGCCTTCAAGCCGTTTCAGACGGCATTGGGACACTGGCGCAAACCGCCGCCCCCGACGACATCATCAACGGCGAGTCCGTACAAGTCCACCACTACCGCCGCGCCGCCTATTGCTACGCCAAAGCCCTGCTGTTGGAAAAGTACGCCGATACCGAGCCGACCGGAAAAGCCGAGGCGCGGGGCGAAATCAAACAGGCACAGGCGGAAGACTACCGCCGCGAGGCGCATTTCGCCGTTGCCGCGATTGCCGGGCGGCATCGTTGCGATTCGGAGCTGATATGACCGTTTACGTCAGCAAAGACGGCGACACCGTCAGCGGCATCGCGTATCGGCATTACGGCGCATCATCGGGCAATGCGGAGCGGCTGCTGGCCGCCAATCCCGGGCTTTGCGCCCATCCCGCACTATTGCCCGCCGGCGTGGAAATCCGCCTGCCGCCCCTGCCGCAAGAAGAAACGCGCGAACATCAAACCGTCAATTTATGGGATTAACCGTGTTGCAAGACAAAACCACCACCGCCGTCAACGCCGCCGTCATCATCATAGGCAGCTACCACGTCCACGCGTCCGTCGCATTCGGCGCACTCATCGGCGCGAGCCTGTTTATTTTGTCCGAAACCGCCGCCGCGCCGATGAATAAGGCGTGGTTGTTCGCCGTGTCCTTCATCGGCGGCATTTTCGGCTATTCGGACGCGGAAGAGATTATCAACTGGGCGATTCCGGGCAACCATCTGCACATCAACAGCTTTACCGCCGCCGCCGTCATTTCCGCCCTGCTGGTAATCGTCATCCGCCGATTGATGCGGCTGGTAGCCAGTCGGGAAATGCCGGGGCGGCGGGCGCAAACGAAAGGGGACGCGGAACAATGACACCCGACACCTTGCAAACCGCCGCCGTTATTTCCCTGTCGCTCACGGGCGCGGCGCGCGTGCTGTTGTTCGACACGCGGCAGAAGACGCACAAGCCGCTTCCCGCCCTGATTGCCTACCTGACCGTGGTTTGGCTGGGCAGTTTGGCGTTTTCCGCCGCCTTCGCCCTGCACAACCTGACCTGCTGGCTGCTGATTTTCGGGCTTGCCCTGCACACGGGCGCGATCTTGTGGAGCGGCGGCAATATCAGCCGCCTGCATCCGTCGGCGCATCGGGACGAAGCGGAAAAGAAAGAAAATATCAATGATAATTCAATGGCTTAGATTTATAAAGCCGTCAATTTGGCTGTCAGCCTGCGCCTTAATCGCCGTGTATTGGGCTTATGACCGCGCGGCGCAATATCACAAGGGCGCGGCAGACAAGGCGGCGGAAATGTCGGCGGCCTTTGCCGCCAAGGAAGCGCAAATGCGACGGCTGTCGGATGCGGCGGCGGCGCGTTTTCAAAAAAATGAGGCGGTACGTTTGGAAAAGGAGAAGGTGCGCCGTGAAGTTGTGGAAAAAATCATTAAAGAGCCTGTGTATCTCAACCGCTGCCTTGATGCTCACGGCGTGCGCGAACTCAACGCCGCCATTGACGGAGATTGAAGTAGCGGCGGATTTGCTAGAGCCTTGCGAAAGGCTGCCGCATCTGTCGGGCGAATCGGGCGCGGACGTGCTTCCTTGGGCGGTTGCGGCTGCGGGGCAGTACAACCGTTGCCGCGCCAAGCATAAGGCGTTGGCGGAATCGGGATGCTTCAAGCCGCGTTAAAAACAAAAATCAGGAAAGGAACAAAATGACACAACCGAACGAATTGCCGTGGCTTGCCGAGGCGCGCAAGCATATCGGCTTGAAAGAAATTCCCGGCGCGAAAAACAACCCTGTTATTTCGGCGTGGCTGAAGGGCTTGGGCGCGTGGTGGACGGACGACGCAACGCCGTGGTGCGGGGCTTTTGCCGCCCACTGCCTCAAAGCCGCCGGCCGCGATTTGCCTAAAAACTGGTTTCGCGCCCGCGAGTATGAAACTTACGGTTTACAACTGACCCACCCGGCTTACGGCTGCATCGTTACCTTTACGCGGCAAGGCGGCGGACACGTGGGCTTCGTCGTCGGCGAAGATGCGGCGGGCAATCTTTTGGTGCTGGGCGGCAATCAGGCGGACGGCGTGAATATCAGGGCGTTCCCGAAAGCGCGGGCGACAAGTTACCGCTGGCCGTCCAAAGGCGGGCAACCGCTACAGCCTGACCCGTCCCGATACGCGCTGCCGAAAGGAATCGCGGCGGCAAGCAAAAGCGAGGCGTGAGGCTCAACCATGACCGACATTATCGACCAAGCCTGCGCGCTGGAAGAAAAGATGCGCGACTACTGGCTGGCGCGCCATAAGGAGGCGGCGGCAGACGCGCCCTCGGCGCAAGAGTGCGAAGAATGCGGCGAGATTATCCCGGAGGCGCGGCGGCTTGCCGTCCCCGGCTGCCGCCTGTGCATAGACTGCCGCCGCGAAGAAGAACGGCGGCTGAAATTCAAGAGGTAGAAATGGAGAGATTCAAGCCCGGCAACAAGACCGTCGAAGAATTCGAAGACTACGAGGGCTTTGTTGAAAAGTTCAAGCCCAAGAAAACGACCGACGACTGCTACACGCCGCCCGCCGTTTACGCGGCGGTGCTGGAATGGGTAAGGGAGGAAATCGGCATTGCCGACGGGCTGGAAGTCATCCGCCCGTTTTATCCGGGCGGCAACTACCAAGCCGAAAATTACGCGGGCAAGGTTGTGATCGACAATCCGCCGTTTTCGATAATCGCGCAAATCGTGAAGTTTTATCAGGCGCGCGGGATTCCGTTTTTCCTGTTCGCGCCGCGTATGACCTGCTTATCGGGACAGCGCGCCGGAATGGAAAACCTGACCGCCGTGTTCGGATGTAAAGGCATAACCTACGAAAACGGCGCGAATGTGCCGACCGCGTTTCTTACCAATATGATGGGCGATGTGAAAATCCGCGTTTCGGAAACGCTGGAAGCCTGGCTCAAGGCGGCAATGCCGTCTGAAAAAAAAGCCTTGCCCCGGTTCTCTTATCCCGACAACGTCATCAAGGCGGCGGATATGGAAAAATGCGGCGAGCTGGAAATCTGCCGCGCCGACACGCTGCCCGTCAACGCGCTGGACGCGCAAAAGCCGTTCGGTAAAAGCGTATTCGGCAAGGGGCTGCTGCTTTCGGATAAGGCGGCAAAGGCGGCAAAAGCGGCAAAGGCGGCAAAAGCGGCAAAGGCGGCAAAAGCGGCAAAAGCGGCAAAGGCGGCAAATATTATTGTTTGGACGCTTTCCGAGCGCGAGCAAAAATTAATCGAAGGGTTGAACCGTTAACATGAAAAAGCCTGAAAGTTTGCGCGCGGCTTTGGCGGCTTCGCTGCCCGAGTTCGCCGATGCGCCCGACCGTTTGCGCCTGACCGTGTTCGCCGGGCAGGTTGTCCCAAAACGAAACATCTTGAGTTTTGAAACGAAATACACGCTAAACGTTTTTGTCAGGGAGTTCCACCGCGACCCTGCGCTGTTGTTTTTGGTTGTCAACCAATGGCTTCAGGAAAATCAACGGGATATTTTATGCCCGGGCGCAGACGCATCGGCACGAGCGTTCGTGTTTGAAGCCGAGCCGATCGAGGCGGATGTGTGGGATATTATGATTGAATTGAAATTAACGGAAACGGTTATCGCGGGCTTGGACGACGAGGGCAAGGTGGTTTACAAGACGAAAAGTGAACCGCCGAGACAGGATTTTTAAATCATGCCGATTCGTTCGGCATTTTTTTATTTGAAAGAGAATAATGCCTGTGCAAAAAAATACACGCGGCTTTGCAGAGCTTGCAAGCGATATTGAAAACCTTTCGGAATCTATCGCCCCCGCCCGCCGCGCCGAATTAATGAAGACCATCGCGGCGGAAATCCTACGCCGACACCGCAGCCGTATCAAAGCCAATATCGAACCGGACGGCAGTCCTATGGCAAGCCGTCAGGGCGAGCGTTTCAAATTCCGCCGCTTAAGGGACGGCGAGGGATTGAAAGGGCGGGATTTTCGATTTTTAGGCGGAAACCGCGCCCAATACTATGAGGACGTGGCATACAGTCGGACGGAAAACGGAAACGAACTAGTGCGGCTTAAAGGACAACGCGGGCTTTTAGGATTTAAAAGGGAACATCTGTTCATCGAAACAGGCCGCCGCGCGCGCTTGCAACTCTTCAGGAAACTGGGACGCGCGCGATGGTTGAGAAGCAAGGCAGATTCGAGTGAGGCACTCATCGGCTGGCTGGGCGGGTCGGCGGCAGTCATCGCACGCGACCACGACGAGGGTAACAGTAAAAAAAATATACCGTCCCGCCTGCTTTTGGGGCTGTCAAAAGACGATTTGCTATACATCGAGGAGCAAATACTTGATGTTTTAAAATTTGACAAAAATTAACCGCCCCGCCCGCCGCCAATGCCGTCCGAACAACCGTCCGGGCGGCATTAAAATTATTATTCAAAGCCGACGCATAACAAGGCATAAAAATGCAGATAAACGCATAAAACCGCATAAAAAACCGAATATCCGAAAACCCCGAAACCCTTATAAAACATAAGGCTCAAGCCCCCGACTGCAGACGCATAAAAAAACCCACCCCCACGAAGCCCCAAGGCGTGGAGGGGGAGCGCGGTTCTACCCCCGCCGCAGCAAAAAAGGAAAGCAAAAAAAATCCAAAGAAAACAAAGTAATAAACGTGGGTACTTTTGAGGGTATAAAATTTTTTATTCTATAAAAATATAATATAAACAAAGGATTATTAATTACTTTTAGTTTTGATGGAAAACGGATTCTAAAAACCACCCTGCTTGTCCGATGCCTTCGGATGGACGGGCAAACCGACACGGCACGAAAACCGCGTCGGCAAAAATGCCGTCTGAAAAGTTCAGACGGCATCTTCGGACACATTACCTGCAAACGGTAACACATTCCAACCCAAACCGATTAGGCAATCAGTACGAACGACTGTTTACATACTTGCCGGCTTTCACCAAGCAATATCGATTTAACCGATTTCCTTAATATTTTTCCTGTCCGTTTTAAACTTCGCCTTAAACGCATCCGGTAAATCTTTATCGAAATACCAAAGCCCGTCATCCATTTCTAATGCGCCGCCCATTCCATGCAGAACAACTTTTTCCCCCGTTAAAGGATCGGTTTCGGTAATTTCCACCTCATGCATTTTTCCCCAATCCAAGACAGGCAGCTTGTGTGCAAACGCCAAAACCTGTTCGTCAGAGCGGACGCACGCCTTATCACATCGGTCTGAAACATATACGGGACAAGGCTCATCCTCTGTATAACCGTCCGACAGGATACCGGCTGCGGCAGGACACAATCCGTATGTTTCCGCCCACGACGACAAAGCCCGTCTCGCTGCCTTTTTATTGGCAAATAATCCGGTAGGCGGATTATCCGTCACACCGTTTTTCAAAGCCGTTGTTTTCGCATTCAACATGCCGTCTGAACCTTTTTCAAACCTGACGGTCGTAAATGTTTTCAGCAGATTTTTGGCAGACACATAACAACCCGAATGATAACGCCCGACCAATTCCGCTTTAATCTTATATGCATGCAGGCTGCCCAAAGAGGGAAAAAAACGGACTTCCTCCGTATTGCACCAATCAAACGGAACTTTTCCGGCATCCAATAAAGCCGAAACCTCGCTATATACCCGTTCAAACGTACCGATATAATTTATTGCTCCCCCGCCGTCGAAACAAGCCAGCACCCCCATACCGTCAGGCAAACCGTACAACTGTTCCCTCAACCGTTCGGGCAGCGCGGCAGGCAGCAGTTTCGGATTCATCAAACGGAAACACTGCCTAATCCACTCCTCAACCCCGTGTTCCGACAGGCTGTATTCCAAATAATCACACAATGCCGATACATCCGCCATCGCACGATGCCTGTCTTCCACAACAATCCCCAACCTTTCGATGATACTGTCCAGACTGTGCTTGTAAAATTGCGGATACAGACACCGGGACAACTGCACACTGCACAAAGCAGGCGATGAAAATCCGATACCCGCACGATGAAACTCATGCTTTAAAAACGTATAGTCGAAACGGCTGTTATGTGCAATCAACACACAACCCTTCAATACCGAAAACAACTCGCCGGCAATCTCTGCAAAAACAGGTGCGTCGGCAACCATGCCGTCTGAAATCCCCGTCAGCCCCGCCACAAACTGCGGAATAGGTTTTTGAGGATTGACCAGCCATTCATACCTCTCCGCCCTTCCCTGCTCAAACTTGAGCAAAGCCACTTCGGTTACCCTGTCTTCATACAGATTGCCGCCCGTCGATTCCAAATCAACCACGGCAACAGGCATTCCAAACCGTAAAAATGCCTTTTCCAGCAAGGGCCAACGGGAAGTAACAATCAT